TCTCTGGGTCTGGGTCTGGGTCTGGGTCTGGTGTTGTTGCAGTACCCGTCTCTTTGACCACCGCACTAGGCGCCGAGCTGAAACAACTCGGCGCTGTCGGTATCCCGTTTCTGGAGTTCCCAACAGTGGGCACAAACGGCTCGACCTGGACCCTCACCCAAGCGCAGGTAGACCAGTGGGCTACCCTCTTCCCCTCCCTCGACGTAGCTCAGCAATGCCGTCACGCTCTGGCGTGGATCGAGACCAACGCCAGCAAGCGAAAGACCAGTCGAGGCATGGCGCGCTTCCTCGCCGGATGGCTCACCCGGGCCACCGATAGACCGTCCACGTCCCGGGCTGACGATCTCTCCGGCCTCGAGGCCCTGCGCCAGGAGACCGCCGACCGGTGATCCGTCCATACCCCCCAGCATGGCCCTGGAATGGCAGGAAACGGCCCAAGGCGGGCCGATCTAGGCCCAGCCTATGTATTGCTACCAAAGACTGCCGTCGTCGATTCTTGACCTATTATAGGGCCACCGCGAGGCATCAAGGGAAGCTTCCTCACCGATGACCGCCCCGTCCCCAGCCCCTCCTCACTCCGTGCCCATGGAGCGCGCCGTCCTCTCCGCGATGCTGTTCTCCGCCCCCGCTATCGCTGCTGTCCGGCTGATCCTCCGGCCCGACGACTGCTACGTCGAGGCCCACCGCCTCATCCTCGCGGCGATCTACGACACCTACGACGCCGAGGGCGCCCTCGACTCCCACCTGCTGCGCGAGTGCCTCGTGGGACGCGGACAGTGGGCCCAGGTGGGCGGGGACGTGTACCTGGCCGGGATCCTCGCCGAGGTAGGCACGTCGGCCAACGCGGAGCGCCACGCCCGCATCGTCCGGGACCACGCCATCGCCCGCCAGGGCATCGGCATGGCCGACCGCCTGTCTACCGCCCTCTACGCCGGAGACGGTGCGCCCGCCCTGTCCACCGCCCGCGAGGAGCTGCGCGCGCTCGTCGAGCAGGACATCGACGACTCGGACGAGCAGGCCTCCGCCCGGGAAGTGGTAGCCGCGGCAACCCGGGAGTACGAAGCCCGCCGTCAACTCGCCGCCGCCGGCCGTGCCTTCGCCGGCCTGGACACCGGCTTTGACGGTCTGAACGACCGCCTCAACGGACTGTGCCCCGGCGACTTGACCGTCCTGGGCGCCGATACCTCCGTCGGCAAAACCACCCTGGCCGTGCAGATCCTCCACACCGCCATCACCGCCGGCCATGCCGCCGCCTACGTGACGCAGGAAGAGCCGCCTCATCAGGTAGGCCTGCGCCTGGAGGCCGTGGACGCCTGGGCCATCGACCCGGACAAGCACCGCAAGGGACGGCTCGATGCCGATGCCATGGCCCGCATCGAGGACAGCCGCCGCCGCCTCACCCTCCTGGACTGGTGGTGCTACGGCCGCTGCCGCACCATCGACCAGATCGAGCGCCAGATGCGCGGCGGTAGGCGACACCGCCCCGTAGCCCTCTGGGTCGTCGACCACCTGCACCGCACCCACTGCCCAGGCGCCGAAAGCCGCCACCTCGAGCTGGCCGCTATCGTGAGCCGCCTCAAAGATCTGGCCCTCGAACTAGACACCTCCGTCCTGCTGCTCTCTCAACTGTCCCGCGCCAAGGATCGCCCCGACCGACGCCCGCGCCTCGACGACCTGCGCGAGAGCGGCGCCATCGAGGAGAACGCCGATAACGTCATCCTCCTCTACCGCCCCGGCCGCTACGACCACCTGCGCACCAGCGCCGCCGCCAAAGGGACCCTCGACACCCTCATGGCCGAGGCCTACGCCCTCTGCGAAAAGTGCCGCCGCGGCGCCGTCGGCAGCGTCAAACTCGTCTGGCGAAACGACGTAGCCCTGTTCGGTGAACCCGCCCACAGGACAATGTGACGATGCAATACCGCGACCCGGACATCCAGGCCGCCTACGAACAGAGCGCCGACGTGAAGGGCCGATCTAAGGGACGGCCCTTGTTCTACCCACCCAGGATAGGCGATCGTCTATCCTGGGGCGCTACAGGCGGCCCGAGTCTGAAAAAAACACACTCGTTCCACCCGGCGGAATAAAAATAGAGAAGAGTGGCGATGGATAAGGCCTCGCGACTTCACGGCACCGTCCTGGACTGCACTTGCAAGTGCGAGCTGCGCTTAGGCGTCGAGGAGATGCAGGACTTTCAGGGTGCCCTCAAGGACCTGTCGGAGGAGGGCTACGCCAAGCTCAAGGCGTCGATGCTGCGGTATGGCTTCAGTTTCCCGGAGTTCGTCTGGCACGCGCCGGATGGCTGGAAGACCCTCGACGGGCATCAGCGGCTCAGGGTGCTGCGGCAGGAGGGGTGGAGCGTGAAGGGCGGCGTACCGTGCGTGGAGATCGAGGCGACCGACGAGCGTGAGGCCAAGGAAAAGCTCCTCCTGGCAGTGTCGGCCTACGGCAAGGTCTCGGCCCAGGGGCTGTATGAGTTCGTGTCGGCGGCGGACATTGACCTGGCTGCGTTCGAGCTGCCGGACCTGCCGGGCCTCGACATGGATGCGTTCAACGCGGAGTTTTACGAGGAGCCGGCCTCCCCCGTTGGGGATACAAGCGCTGCCGGCGGCAAGGATTGGATTGACCTGGTGCTTCGAGCCCCGGCGGAGAAAGTGAGTGCCCAGCTCCTGGACGAGATTCATAAGTTCGCTCAACAGCACGATCTGTCCTTCATCACCGACGATGAGTCGCGTCCGGACCGCCGATACTGGGGAGACTGGAAGAAGGGCGAGATCGTCAAGCCGGAATGAGTAGGACGCTGCGAGTCGGCTATCGGACGTTCGGGCGAACGTCGCTGAACTACGGCATGTACCTGTGCCTGGAGCAGGCGCGCACCGTGGAGGGAGTGCGCTTGGAGTCTATGGGGCAACGCACCGCCGGCGCCTTCGATGTGCTCCTATTCTCCCTGTTCTGGTGGGAACACCTCTACGATTACGCCGCGTTCCTACGGCGCTGCGGAGTAGATCCGGCAAAGAGCCGCAAGCCATTGGTCATCATCGGCGGATTCCAGGCCTACAACTTCGTCTCCCTTGGATCGCTCTACCATTGGGCGTGCATCGGCGACGGGGAGGGCTTCTTGCCGGATGCCTTGGCGTTGGCCAGAGACGGGCAGGAGGAGATGATTGGAGAACTCTCCGGGGCGTACTGGCCGGGAAAGACAGAGATCACCCGCTGGCGGTCTGATGCCTTCTCGGCTACAGCCATGGTCGAGCCTGGGCAGAAAGCCACGCGGATTGAGATAGCCCGAGGCTGCCGATACAGGTGCGCCTTCTGTGCGCTGAGCTATCTGAAGCCATACCGAGAGGGGAGGCCGGAAGACATCAAGGCCCTGATCGCTCAGGGACCGAACAAAAATGTCGCTCTGTTTGCGCCGGAGCGATTGGCCCATTCCGGGTATGATGAGATCGAGTGTTTCACTGCTGCCGCCGGCAAGACCAACACGGCATCTGACCTGCGCTGGGATAATTTGAAGACCAGGCCAGGACACAAGGGCACGGTGCTGTTTGGCTTGGAGGGTCTCAGCGAGCGCTTGCGGCTGGCCATTGGCAAGGGTATCACCGACTCAGACTTTGTGGACGGCTGTCAAAAGCTCGTGGCCGAGTCGGAGAAGGGCAAGCGGGGGATACGGTTCTATCTCATCCTCGGGTTGCCTGGCGAGACCGAGGAGGACTACGCTGCTTGGACCGAACTCCTGCGGCGATTGAATGCGATACCAGAGGCCAATTCCATGACACTTATGCCCTTCGTCAACACCTTCCTGACGCAACCGCACACGCCACTTCAGTGGGCCGCCGCCGCTGATCCGTTCGGTGACTATACCGGCCGTTTCCAGCTGGCTTTGTGGCCGCACGGACACGACGACTCCAAGCGGTGGAGAATGACCATTGCCTTCACGCCTCGGATTTGGGGGCCGTTGAGTCGCATCAAGGCGCAACTGGCGGTCCGTGGTGACGCACGGGTCGAGGGAGTACTTCGTGACCTGGCAGCCAACCGGAAACTGACTTCCCAAACCGGCCGCCCCGGACGAGTGGGGGCGCGCCTCTTTGCGCGCTATCTGGAAAAGCACTGGGGGTACGATCTGGACTACCTTTGCGGCACCCTTGCCCCCGAGGGGCGCTATCCTTGGCAGGTGGTCGAAACCCACGTGCCCACAACGGGCCTCCGCCGCCGGTGGCAAGCCTATCAGCGACGGGTGGACATGATCGACAGGGAGTGCTATCTGGCAATCAAGTCAAGTCGTTTGCCGAGGCAGCAAGATGCCGAGAGCTAAGAAGCAGCCTGAGCGCTGCAAGCACTTAGGGCCGGACACGCAGGGCTGCCGATGCACGCGGCCTGCCGACGATACCGGCTGGTGCGGCCTGCACCGGGCGCAGCATGCGCCCAAGGGGAGGCCGGTGGATCACGGCATCTACGCGCGGCATTTCACGGATCGGGAGTTGGCCACTTTGGACGAGGCGGGCCGACTCGACGGGCTCACTCAGGAGATTGCCGTCTGTCGCGTGATGCTCGATCGCGCCTTGGCCTGCTACTACGAGTGGGCCACCGACCAGGACAAGACGGCAGGCATGGAGGTAGCCGAGATCATCCAACGCCGGGACGATTCCGGCTCCCAGCGGCGGCAGTTCGAGGAGGTCAGGCGCCGGCGGCCTGATCTGTGGCGGATCATCGACACCTTCCTGGGTCGCATCGGGCGGCTGGTCGAGCAGCAGGCCGGCCTAGAGGCGGCGGGCAAGGGGCCGGTAGACCCGCAAGACCACGCCGGCCGGATTCAGATATACCTGCATGCTCTGGACGACATCACCCACGGCCGCAGCGAGAACAGTCTGTGATGGGCATTGTGCTGCCCTACTTCCCGCGTCTCAAGGCCCATCCCAAAGGCGAGCGCTACACTGACAGCCGGGCCCGGTTCAACGCGGTATTTGCCGGCCGGCGCTCGGGCAAGACGCTCCGCCTCAAGGCCAAGGTGATCGCCGCTGCGCTGCACGGTACCGCCTTCCCGGATTCGCACTTCTTCCTTGGAGCACCCACCCGGGACCAGGCCAAGCGCATCTTCTGGGCCGACATCAAGCGGTTTGTCCCCCGGGAGTTTCAGCGGGACGTGAGCGAGTCGGAGCTGGTGGTGCGGCTGCATTGCGGCTCGGACATTCACATCATCGGGCTCGACAAGCCGGAGCGCATGGAGGGCTCACCATGGGACGGGGGCGGGATCACCGAGTTCGCCAACATCAGGCCCCTGGCCTGGGAGCAGAACATCCGTCCGGCGCTGGCTGACCGCGGCGGCTGGTGCGACCTGGAGGGAGTGCCGGAAGGCCGCAACCACGCCTACTCTATCGCCCAGGCAGCGCAGCGCGAGGAGAGCCGACTGAAGGCGCTCAGCGAGTGGGCCTATCACCACTGGCTCAGCTCGGAGGTCCTACCGGCGGAGGAGATCGAGAGTGCCCGGCGCAACATGGACTCACTGAGCTTCCGGCAGGAGATGGAGGCCGACTTCATCAGCTACCAGGGGTCCGCCTACTACACTTGGCGCACGGACGTCCACGCCAAGCACCGGCTGCGCTACAGTGATCGCCGTGCCCTGATCCTCTCCCTGGACTTCAACGTGCGGCCCGGGGTAGCGGTGATCGGCCAGGAGCAGACGCTGCCGAGCGGCGAGGTCGGCACGGGCTGGATCGACGAGGTGTGGATCGAGCAGGACAGCAACACGCCCAAGGTGATCGACCGCTTCCTAGCCCGCTACGCAGCCCACAACGGGACGCTGATCTTGGCCGGGGACGCCAGCGGGGGCGCCAAGGGGACAGCCAAGGTCCAGGGCTCAGACTGGGAGCTGGCCCTGGGCAAGCTGCGGCCGGTGTTCGGGGGCCGGCTGAAGGCCATCGTGCCGCACTCAAACCCCTCCGAGCGGGCCCGCGTTAACGCCGTCAACAGCCGACTCTGTAGCATCCTCAACGTCGTCCGCATGATGGCCGATCCGATCAGCTGCCCGCACTTGGTGACCGACTTCGAGGGCGTGGACCTGGACAAGGCCGGGGCCATCGACAAGGGCAAGGACCGGATCCTGACCCATCTCACTGATGCGGTCGGGTACTACGTGGCGCAGGCCTTCCCAGTCGTCGGCGGCGGCGCGTCCTCGGGGGAGCTGGGCCTGTGAGTGAGCCCGGAAACCCCTCCATCCCTGCCCGGCTGCGTCCGGCCCTTACCGGCAGTGAGGCTTCGCCCGACGAGGAGTTGCTGGTGCAGGGCTTCCGGGCCTGGCTCAGGGACGGCCCCGAGCGGTCCACCATCACGTTTTCCAAGGCGGGCGGCTCCGTTACTGCCACCGCTGCCACGGTCCACGGTTCAGCCCTTGAGCTGCTGAGCCGCTTTGCCGCCCAGACGGGCACTGGGAGACCACTATGCCAGCCGGTACGCACATCGTGAAGAAGCGGGGCCCGGGGAAGTACAGCGTCGTGAAGAAGCTCCCCGGGGGCCGCAGCAAGACCGTCGCCCACAGCACCAATCCCAAGGACGCCAAGATCACGGCCGGCATTCGGGACCGGGGCAGCAAGGGCGAGCGGGGGAAGCGGTGACGGCCGGGGATACGCACCGGCTAGAGCTGCTGGCGGCCGAGGCTGAGAAGGCAGCCACCCACCTGGCCCAGGCCGTGACCCAGGCCAGCATCACGCTGGCGTCAGTGACGGCCCAACTGGGCAGCCTGGCGGCAGCAGTGCCCGGCGGGGCGCAGTCAAGCAGCCAGTCCCTCGGTAGCCAGGCCCCAGCCGCGCCGGTTGCAGGTCTCCCTCGCGTCCTTCTCATCGTGGACGTGCAGCTCGGCCTTCGGGCAGCGCACGATCCGGCGTACATCAGGGAGTTGGCCAGCGCTATCGCGACCTACCCTGGTCGCGTAGTGACGATCTGTGGTGACGGCTTCAGCATTACACCTCAGGACATGCTGCCGCCGGGCACTCCGGTGCTCTGGAAAGACCGCAACGACGGTGGCGATGAGGTCTACGCATGGCTGGTTGGGGCCGGACTGGTGCGGCCGGGCCTGGTTGTTGAGGTCTGTGGCATGAACACCAACGCCTGCGTGCTGGACACGGCAACGGGCCTCGGGGAGCGACTGAAGAATAAGACGGGCCTGATAGGATGCGTGCGGATCGTGCTGTCCCTATGCCGGGACGACAACGGCACGGTGGAGTTCACGGAGGAGCTGCTGCCGTGATGGCCCTGCCGGAGCCTGAGAAGCGCCGGCTTGTTCCGTCCGGCGGCCGCCACGAGCTGATTGCACGGCTTGTCGCCACCTGGAGCGAGCGCCTGCGCCTGCGGGCCTTTACCTTCCACATCCAAACCAACGTCCTGCACCTGCAGCACGATGAGAGCCGGATTGATCTCGCCCACACGCGGGTCTATCCGGGTTCGCAGGCAGTGAGCCTTGAGGTGGCCCGTGCTCTAATCGAGGAGCCGGATCCCCAGGAGGTGCGGGTCACCGTCCTGCATGAGTTGGTTCACTGCCGGCTGAACGGGATGAAGCGCAGCGGCGAGCACCTGGAAGCCTCACGGGCGCTCAGCAACCGGGAGTTTGACATCTGGTGGGAGGGCTTCGAGGAGCAGCTGGAGCTGGCCACCGACGAGCTGGCCCGGGCCCTGGCTGCCGCCCCGGGATGGCGCCAGGAGGACGAAGCGTTCTGCACTGCCTGGAAGGAGGCAAAGCCGTGAACAACAGCAGGATAACCATGCCGGACCGTCTACAAGAGCACCTGAGCTGTTCGGCCTTCACCGCCCGAGGCCTGGCCTGCCTGGTGTGGTTCCTGGGCCTGGCAGGTTACCTGACCCTCCTGGGCCTGTTGGCCCTGGTCCTCGGCAGCGTCGTGCTGCTGTTTTCCCTGGGCAGCTGACGCCCCGCCCACTTGACAATCTGGGACAGAGCCCATTACCTTGTCCCACAGTGAGCAGCGTCCCTCTGTCCCCGCTGTGGGGGTGGCCGTGCCCAGATCCGACGTGTCCGTGACTGGCAGCAGAATGGCGGACGTTGCTGTGGGCCAGGAGGCAGACGAGGCGTGGTTCCTCGGCTGCGTCCCTGGCGGTCCTGCCTTCCGGGTCAGCTACATCACCCGCTGGGAGGGCCAGGACGAAAACGGCAACCGGCAGACCTGGGTGAAGGGCCACAACGTCTGGAAGCGGATCGCATGAACGCCGCGGCCCACAATCACCAGGTGACGGAGGACGTGGAGCAGGAGGCCAGCCGGGTGCTGACCCTCCTGACCCTTGTGCAGTTCATGTGGGGAAGGTCGCGGATGCAGACAGCGGGAGGCGGGGACCAGTCACCTCGCCCGCAGCCCAGAGATTCAGGGTCGCGGGGCTGTCCTGACCGCAGCGGGACCCATAGGGGTCGGTAGTCGGTCAGCAGCCAGAAGAAACCGCGACCCTCGTTCAAGCGCCCCCTGGCAGTCTGGCGACGGCCAGGCACCTGGGGGAAACATCACTGCCGGGCACCGTACCCAGCGCCTCGGTCAGCACGGACCTCCTACCAGCACGGCGGGAGGTCCCTTGCCGGCCGGGGCGTTTTCGCGTTCTGGATCTCAATGCCGACGCTTCAACAGCGCGCCACCGAGTTCCGCAGCACCTCCCAGGGGAAGCGCAAGGGGCCGCAGGTTGACACGCCTTGCCATGAGTACCTTGAGATGCTGGGCCGGTGGGAACTCAGCAACGACTTGCTCGGTGGCACCCCTACTATGCGTGCCGCCGGCGAACGCTGGCTGAACCGCTTTCCCAAGGAGAGCCCCAAGGCTTACAAGAACCGCCTCTCCGTCGCCACCCTCTTCAACGTCTACCGGCAGACGATCCGCTTCCTCGTTGGCCGCGTGTTCCGCGAGCCCATCAGGCTCTCGGACGACACCGATCCCCTGGTGAGGGAGTGGGCTGAGGATGTCGACCTGCAGGGCCGTGACCTCAACGCCTATGCCTGGGACTGCCTGACTGACATGCTGGCCTTTGGGAAGTCGCACACCATGTCCGAGTACCCGGACACGGAGGAGCTGAAGCAGGCCCTCAGCAAGCGGACCCTGACGCTCGGGGACGCGCGGCGCTTCGCCCTGCGCCCCTACTGGTCCCAGGTGAGCCCCCTTGACCTGATCGCCTGGGACGGCGACCGGGTTGCGGGACGTGAGATGCTGGACCGCATCCGGGTCTATGAGGTGAGCTGGTTGCGGGACGGAGAATGGGGCCAGAAGGAGGTACGCCAAGTTCGCGTCGTAACCCCGGAGTGGACCCAAGTCTACACCCTGACGCAGAAGGAGTGGCAGGCCGGCCCGGAGATCCCTACGACTCTCGGCGAGGTGAACCTGGTGACGGGCTATGCCAACCGGCAGGGTTTCATGATTGCCGCCCCGGTGCTTGAGGATCTGGCCTACCTGAACCAAAAGCACTGGAACAGCCAGAGCGACCAGGACAACATCCTGCACGTAGTGCGAGCCGCCATCCTCTTCTTGGCCGGCTTCAGCGACGAGGACATGAAGTACTTGGAGATCGGGCCCTCGGTCGCCCTCAAGCATCAGAACCCCGATGCCAAGGTCAGCTACGTCGAACACACTGGCGCTGGCATCAACGCTGGCCGCCAGGCCCTTCAGGACCTCGTACAGGAGATGCAGGCGAGCGGCGCCGGTGATCTGATGGTGCCGCAGCCTGGCAACGAGACCGCTACGGCCCGGGCTATCGGGGAGGCGAAGACGCTCAGCCCCCTGCAGATCATGGCACTGGCCCTACAGGACTACCTTGAGAGCGCCTTCCAGATGAGTGGCCGCTGGATCAAGCGGCCTGACCTGAAGGTCGGAGTGCAGGTCAATACGGACTTTGGTGCCATCGGGGAAGTTACCCGGGAGATCGAGCTGCTGCAGAAGGACGCGGAGAGTGGCCGCATTGCAACCGAGGACTACCTGCGTGAGGCGCAGAGTCGCGGGCTGTATGACTCGGAAGTCAACATTGAGGAGCTGCTGGAACGCGCCGAAGCCGACCGCGACCTCATCCCATTCATCCCCCCCCTGCCCCTACCAGGCAATAAGGAGGGCGCTGGGCCCGCGCTGGCAGCCACATGAGCGTCAACGATGAACTCCTGCGGCGAGCGGTCAAGCACCAGCTCTACCTCACTCGCCTCCAGTCCTACGAGGCAGCCAGGGTACGTAGCATGTTGAGCGCTGCCATCCCGGACCTGCTGGAGCGAGTACAGGCCCGCATTGAGACCATCACGGCCAGGGGCTTCGACGCCGGCCCAGTCACCACGAAGCGGCTGCGCGACCTGGCAGTAGGCATCGCCGAGATGGTCAATCCAACCCTCTCGGGAGTCGGCAAGGAGTTTATGCGGGACCTTGAGCCTATCGCCCAGCAGGAAGCACAGTGGGCAGCGGGGTCCGTGAAGAAGGAGATGCCGGTTGAGGTGGAGATGGTGCTGCCGTCTCCGGCCCAGTTACAGGCGCTTGCCTTGACGGAGCCTATCGTCGGGCTACCGCTGACGGAGTGGTTTGAGGGCCTGTCAGAGTCAACCGGGCGTGCCGTCACGCAGGCGGTCCGCATGGGTGTGATCCAGGGCCAGACGACCCAGCAGATCGTTCAGCGCCTACGCCAGGACGTGTTCGGCCTGCAGCCCGGGCAGCGGGCGCGCGGCATGACCAGGCAGGCCGAGGCTATCGCCCGTACGGCTACCAATCACGTCAGCACCCAGGCCCGTATGCTGACCTACCAGGCCAACCAGGAGCTGATTGGGGCTTTGGTATGGGTAGCGACGCTCGACAGTCGCACGACACCCCTCTGCCAGTCCCTCGACCAGACCAAGTTCTACTTCGACCATGGCCCACGGCCGCCCGGACCTCCAGCGCACGTTGGCTGTCGAAGCAGCTTGAGCCCCATCACCAAGTCGTGGCAGGAGCTTGGTATCCCGGGCCTGAAGGAGATGCCGGAGGGCACCCGGGCCTCGATGAACGGGCAGGTCCCTGCACGCACCACCTACAACCAGTGGCTGCGGGGACGGGTGCAGGCTGGTGACATGGATACGGTAAAGGAAGCACTGGGCCCGACGCGGGCCAAGCTGTTCGCGGCGGGTGGCATGGAGGTCTCGTCGTTCGTGGACCGACGGGGACGGCTGTTGACGCTGGCCGAGCTGCGTACGCGTGAGGCGGACGTGTTTGACCGGCTCAACGTCCGGGTACCATCACACAACTGACCACGGCCTGGCGGGGGTGATCCCCACAGGCGGCATCCGGTCGGCGCCGGGGAGATCCCGAGTCGGCCGGCCCACCGTAGGCGCCCCGCTGGCGGCCGGAGCGATTCCGACGCCGGGTGGACACGCCGAAGACCCGGGGTGATCCTGGGCATAGCTGGGAGGCACAAGAGATGGCAAAGGCCTTGATCACGGCAGCCGAGCACGGCAGTCTCTCGGAGGAGATGAAGAAGGAGTACCAGACGGTTGCCGACGAGAAGAGCCCGCACAAGGGGAAGTACCTGCTGACCGTTACGGAGGCCGACGGGTTTGAGCTGCTGGACGCGAGGACCCTGAAGCAGACGGTAAGTGCCAGCCGTACCGATACCGAGACAGTACGGCGCGAGCTCGGGCAGACCAAGGCACAGCTTGAGGCCTCCCAGGTGCGGGTGGCCGAGCTGGAGAAGATCGACCCGCAGAGCGAAGCCGCGAAGATGGCGGAGCAGCGGGTGCAGAGCGTGACGGCACAGATGAAGGCCGCGCATGAAAAGGAGCTGAGCAGTGCGACCGGGACCATTACCAAGCTCGACGCGGGCCTGCGCAAGGCCCTGATTGACTCGGCCGTGGTCAGCGCCATCACGGAGCACAAGGGCCGCCTGAGGCTACTCAAGCCGGCCCTCATGGCTGAGTGTGACATCAAGACGCGCAAGCTGGATGACGGGCAGGAGGAGTACTACGCGGTGGTGCTCGATGACGCGCGCAACCCGCGCATTGCCGACGCTGCCGGCAACATCATGACCATCAGCCAGCGCGTGGCCGAAATGAAGACCCAGCAGGACTTTGCCGACGCGTTCGATAGCGAGGAGGCGAGGGGCACTGGGCGCAACCAGCCGGCGCGTCCGGCCGGGAAGCCGGCGCCGGTGCGGCAGGGCGTCGAGAAGACGTCGCTGCAGAAGATCACGGACGGCCTCAGCAAGTTGCGTAACGAGGCTGCCTAACCCGCAGGACCGCGGCAGTACGCCGACCGCCGGCGACAGCTCGGGTCCTGAAGCACAGGAGACAAGACCTTGGCATCAGTAACGCTGGTCGAGTCGGCGAAACTCAGCGACAACGAGTTGATCGCCGGGGTGATCGAGAACGTGATCACCGTGAACCAGATGTACGAGGCACTGCCGTTCGAGACCATCGATGGTAATGCCCTGCAGTACACCCGAGAGAATGCGCTGGGTGCGGTGCAGCTGGGCACGGTCGGTACGGAGATCGTCGCCGGCAAGGCCGCTGCAACCTTCACCTCCGTCACCAGCGCCCTGACAACCATCGTCGGGGACGCGGAGGTCAACGGCCTGATCCAGGCTACCCGGTCCAGTCACACCGACCAGACCGGCTCACAGGTAGCAAGCAAGGCGAAGTCGGCCGGTCGCCAGTTCCAGGACATGCTGGTCAATGGCACCGGTATCAACAACCAGTTCACCGGGCTGCTCGCCCTCGTGGACGCCACCAAGATCGTCGCACAGGACGGGGCGCTCAGCTTCGCCCTGCTCGACAACCTCATCGACCTGGTGACGGACAAGGACGGTGAGGTCGACTACTTCGCCATGAACGCGCGCACCCGGCGCAGCTTCTTCAACCTGGTGCGCTCCCTCGGCGGTGCCTCCGTCACGGAGGTGGTGCAGCTGCCGAACGGTGCAACGGTCCCGGCGTACCGGAGCATCCCGATCTTCCGCAACGACTACATCCCGGTCAACCAGACGGCAGGGTCGCTGACCAACTGCACCACGGTCCTCGCTGGCACCTTCGACGACGGCTCCGAGAGCATCGGGATCGCAGGTCTGACGGCTGCCAACGACGGCGGCATCGTGATCAAGGACGTAGGGGAGCACCAGACGCGCGATGAGCACATCACCCGCGTGCTCTGGTACTGTGGGCTCGCACTGTTCAACCTGAACGGCCTTGCGGCCGGGACGGGGGTCACCAACTAAGGGTCCCGCGGGCTGTCTGCGAGCAGCCCGCCTGATCTGCACACCGAGGCTTGCGGGGAGCGGGGCCGCCCGGTACCCGTCCCGCAAGCCTCTCACCTCGCAGAGAGAGGACCTGCCATGCCGCGCAAGCTCTCCATGCCGACCGGTGTCCGCCGCGCCGAGCCCAGGCCAGCTTTAGGCCTGCCGAGCCCGTCACCGGCCAGTAGCCGGATCAAGGTGACCGCTCCTACCGACGGCGAGACCCTGAATCTCCGCATCACCAAGGCAGAGGGCGGGCACATCATCGAGGAGGAGTGCCACGACCGGAACTACCGTAGCGAGTCACGGTCTACCCGGGTAGTTACCGGCACGCCTGAGATCACCGTCACGACCGAAAAGTAGCACCCGAACATGGAGCGACCTGCGATGAAGACCTTTGAGGCACATGGCCCGCTGGCGAACATCACCGGCTCGGTAGCGAGCTGGTGGTTCGTCGAGGGGCGGCTTCAGCTCCCGGACGCCGAGGCCAATGCGGCAGCCCGCATCCTCTGCCGCTTCCACACTGTCCGCATTCTGGAGACCGACGACATGGTAGTACACATCTGGGGGCCCAAGGCCAGCAACGACTGGCGCAGCCGCGCCCAGACCGTGGCGCGAGAGACCTGGCCCGGCCGGGCACTGGTAGTGCGCCATCCTGACGAGCTTGGGACGCTGGAGACCGACCTGCAGCAGAAGGTCGACGGCGTCCTGGTCACCGACGGCTGCGAGGCCGTCGTGCAGGCCTACCAGAAGGCCGGGATACCGGAAGGCCGGCTACGCTACATCCCGACCAATCCTGCCGCCCCGGACCCCAACCGCACGGGCTCAGAGACCGAGCACCTGACGCGTACCGGCGTACACCTGGAGGCCCCGGACGGTCACCCGGTAGTGGCCAGAGGCACCGAGGATTCACCGCCCAACGTGGAGGGCCAGACCGTAGCACCGCCGGAGGCGCCGGCGGCCGTCGATGAGCCTGAGCTGGATAGCGGGCTCGTGACCCGGCTGCTCACTAAGGCACCCGAGGAGATCCGCCAGCTGCTCACTGACGAGGAGATGATCGGGGTGTTCACGCGCCAGCTCGTCCAGGCTGCCTACGATGCCGAGATGGCGAGCAGTGACCGTAGGCCGCTGGTGCTGGAGATGTTCGCCAACCGCCTTGGCGTGAAGGTACCCGAGCACATCCTGGCGCCGCAGGTGACGGACCCGGAGATGACCGCGGAGAAGTTCGTCGTGCAGCCGGTGCGCGACATCCGCCGGGCCCTCAAGGACGAGCAGTTCATCAGCGGCCTGTCCCGGGACTTTGTCCTGCGTGCCCTGGAGGCCGAGAGCCGCAAGGCCCGGCCGCGGCAGGACGTGGTACGCAAGCTGACCACGGCCCTGAGGGCCAAGGCGGCCTGAGAAGGCCGTGGTCTGGACTGCCCACATCGACCGGACCCGGGGCCTGCCCTCGCGGCTTGAAGGGCACGCTATCGTGCGCCGGCAGCTTGAGGAGATCGCAGCCCTTGGGGGCTGCCCTCTGCGCGTGCTGGACTGCTGCGTCGGCATGGGTGAGTTCCTGGAGAGCCTGGAGGGCGACGAGCGCTTCTGCTGCTATGGGGTGGACCTGGATCCTGCACTGGTGGACATCGCCCGCACCCACGCCCCTACTGCCGAAATAGAGGTCGGGGACGCCCTCGCCCTACCGTTCGCAGATGCCGCCATTGACGTAGCAGTGGCGACCGGCCTGATCGAGCACGTCGAGAGCCCGGTTGGGCTGCTGCGGGAGATGCGCCGGGTGGCCGGTTGGGCTCTCATCATGACCCCCAACCTCCTGAGACCACGACGCTTCTGGAGGGCAGCCCGGCGCCAGCTGCAGGGTGAACCAGAGGGACACTTGCAGGGCTACGACCGGCACCTTCTCGTGCAGGTGCTTGCCAATCAGGGCTGGGAGGTGTGGGAGGTAGACGTGCGCTTTGTCGATGCACCCTGGGGTATCCGCTGGCTGTCCTACGGCCCGCTACGGCGAGCCTTCCCGTGGCTGGGGTCCGAGATGTATGCCATGTGCCGAGGCCGCGGTGAAGACCTTTGAGGCCTACGGGGCCCTGGCAGGCTACACCGGCTTCCTGCCGCAGCCAACGCCAGACTGCCAGGTAGTAACCGGCTGGTACTTCGAGAATGGCTGCCTCACGCTCCCCAACGGGGAGGCCGAGGTTGCCTCACGTATCCTGACGCGCTATCACACAGTGCGAATCCTCAGTGAGGACGCAGTGATGGCGCAAGCTCAGCCTGATACACCTGCACCCAAACCCGTGCCGACACTCCTACCCGCACCTGAGCCCGCACCTGAGCCCGAGCCCAGCGTCGTGCTCCGGGCCCAGCAGAGCCTTGAGGAGGAGCTGCTGCGGCTACCCCGGAACAAGCTCACAGCCCTGGTGGAGGGGTGCGACCGCCCGTTCCTGGACCGCCTGCTTGCCTTTGAGGGCCAGAACCTCAACCGGCCGAGAGTAGTAGCGCTGCTATCGGGAGACACCCATGCGCCCTGATGTCGTCCGCGCCCTGCTCGACCGCAACGAGGTGCCCTGTGACCTCAGTGCTGCGCTGGTTGCCCTGGCACCCTACTCCGTGCTGGTCACGGGGGCCGGAACGCTGGGGACCGCCATCTGCCGCCTGCTGGCCGGGCAGGTGGAGGAGTTGCACTGCTGCGACCACTCCGAGGTGGCCCTGTACGAGATGGCGCGGGAGGTGCCCGAGGCAAGCACGCACCTGTGCAGCGTCACGATGGCACGCCAAGTGGGGGACCTGCTGAGCCTCACGCAGGCCCAGGTGGTGATTCACACGGCCGCCCACAAGCACGTCGGGCTGGTCGAAGCAATGCCCCGAGCCGGGGTAAAGAACAACGTGGGTGGTTTGGCGGCACTAGCCTCGTCCGCAAAGGCGGCCGGGGTGCGGCGCCTACTGCTCATCTCCTCAGACAAGGCCGTGTCCCCGGTCTGCGTCTACGGGGCCACCAAGCACGTCTGCGAGCGCCTGGCCTATGGCTTCCGGGGGCAAGCCGGCCTGGAGGTCACGGTGTTGCGCCTCGTCAACCTGCTTGGCAGCAGTGGCAGTGTCCTGCCCATCTTCGAGTCCCGGCTGCAACAGCGATTGCCCCTGGTGGTGTCCCACCCGGACGTAGAGCGCCACTTCGTGACGGTAAGCGAGGCGGCGCGGGCCGCAGTCCAGGCTGCGGCCCTGTCCCAGGCTCCGCTTGTGACCATGCCCCTGTTCCCGCCGGTGCGGATAGCCGATCTGGCCCAGCGGGTCATGGAGTTGCACGGTCGCTCCGAGACGGTCCTGTACACCCAGCTGTCCCCGGTGGAGAAACTGTCAGAGCGACCCCTCTACCAAGACGAGGTGACGGAGCCGGCTGACGACCTGCTGATCTGCCGCCAGCCGTACCCGCAGCCACTCCTGACAACTGACTCAAAGTTCTTCGGGCTGAAAATGGCGATCACAGACGGGTGCCCCGCAGATGTGCGGGCCGCCCTTGCCCGCCTGGTGTCGGACGACGCGGAGGCAACGACGTGAAGATCGCCTGCCTCGGTTACGGGAGCTTTGAGTTGGCCGTGCGGGACATCTGCGACGCCAGGCCGGGTTACGAGTACGTGGGCCGCATAGAGCACCCGTGGGACGCTCCGGAGGACGTGCTGCTCTATCCGCTTGGATCGACGCCGAGCATGGTGGAGAACGCCATCGCCGCGATTCTCGCCTGCTGCCGGACTCCCCTGACCCTCATCTCGCCCCTGGCGCAGGTTTCATCCCGCGCCGAGGTAGGCTTCGGGGTGCTGATCGAGCCGTTCGTTACAGTCGCTGGCAAGGCCGTTGTGCGGGACGGTGCGGTGCTGCAGGCTCACACCAGCATCGCCCACGACTGCGAGATCGGCAGCTTTGCCAACCTGGCGCCGGGGTGCCTGCTGGCAGGCGGCGTCAAGGTGGGGGCGCGGGCAGTCCTGGGAACTGGGGTTGTAGTGGTGCCGAACCGCAGCATCGGGCCGGGTGCCAAGGTGTGGGCGGGTGCCGTCGTGCAGCAGGACATCTCACCTGGGAGCACCCACTATGCCCGCCAGCTTCCCCAGCCCTTCGGGCAGCGCCCTGGCTTGGAGTTCGCAACTGACCGGGCGCTGGACCCTGACCTGGTAGCCCTGTGAGTCTCCGTAGCCATCTGTCCCCGCCTGATGTTGGGCCTGTCGAGCGTGCCCTGTTGCTCGATGCCTTCGACTCCAACTGGATCGCTCCGCTGGGACCGTACGTGGAGAGGTTCGAGCGGGAGTTGCAGACGCAGACGCGCGCCGCGGCGGCACTGGCGACCTGCTCGGGGACCGCTGCCCTCGACCTGGCCTACCGGGTGCTCGGCATCGGGGCCGGCGACCTGGTGGCCTGCTCCACGCTGACCTTCATCGCCTCCGTCGGCCCGGCCGTGCACCTGGGGGCACGGCCCCTCTTCATCGACGCGGAGCCCCACGCATGGTGCATGGACGCCGGGCTGCTGCAGGAGGCCCTGGACGAGCATCAGGGGGCCATTGCTGCCGTCACCGTGACGCATGCGTACGGCCAGCCGGCGCACATGGATGCCATCCGCTCCGCCTGTCAGCTCTACGGGGTGCCGATCATCGAGGACGCCGCCGCTGCCCTGGGGGCTACCTACCGGGACGCCTCGGTCGGTATCCTTGGAGACCTGGGCATCTTCTCCTTCAACGGCAACAAGATCATCACCACTGGCGGCGGCGGAGCTTTGGTGACCGGGCACCGGACGGACTTGGTCGACCGCGCCCGCCACCTGGCGACCCAAGCGCGGGAGCCGGGGCCGCAGTACCTCCACCAGGAGGTCGGGTTCAATTACCGCCTGAGCAACCTACTGGCTGCTGTGGGACAGGGACAACTCATGCAGTTGCCGTCCCGGATCGCCAGCCGCCGCGCCGTGAGGTCCCGGTATCAGCAAGCCTTGCAGCATCCCGGCATCCGGTTCCAGGGGGAATCCGCAGGCACGCGCAGCAACGCCTGGCTGACCGGTATCGTGATCGACCCCGAGCTCTTCGGGGCCACGGCGGAGGACGTCTGGAGCCTGCTTCAGACCCGGGGCTTCGACTCGCGCCCGCTGTTCCTGCCCCTGCACCGGCAGCCGTGCCTAGCAGGGAACAGGGTCTACGGTGGCTCGGTCGCGGAGAAGCTGAACCGAGACGGGCTTTGCCTGCCTTCGGGCTCCAGCCTGGGCCTGGCCGATCAGCAGGCCATCATCTCTACCATCCTGGAGGCTGCCCGGTGAGGCTGGCCTTCGGCACTGGCACGGGGCGATGTGGGACGAAGAGTCTTCGCGTGCTCACGCTGGCACAGCCGCGATGTTTCGTAACCCACGAGCGGCTACATCTACCCTGGAGCGGCGGCCAGGCGCTACTGCCGGAGGCCCTGCAACTGTGGCAGGACGCCGCTGCCGGACCCCGACCGGGCGAAGCCACCTGGGAGGCCGGGGTGGAGGTGCGCGGCCCTTGGGACGAGGGGGAGAAGATCGTCGGCGACATCGGACCCTGGTACCTGCCCCTCGTCCCGGCTCTCATTGAGCGCCACGGTGCCCGGGTGATCCACCTGGAGCGCGAGCGTTCCGCCTACGTCGATTCCGCCCTGCGTTGCTCCTGGGACTGCTTCTCCCTCCACCCCGACGCCGGAGTAGCTCCAGCCAGCGACGTTTACCTGACCTGCATCCCGAAGTTCCCCGGCAACCGGGCCGAAGCGGCGGGACACTGGTGGGACCTGGTGCATGAGATGGCGCAGGAATGGGTGCGGGAGTACCCGGAGGGCTTCCGCGCCTGGTCGATGTGGGACCTCGACTTGCGGGAGAGGCAGCGGGAGATGATGCAGTGGCTAGGGGTCGATGATCCAGTGACGCTTGACCGCTACCCCGACCGTGCCGAAAATCGCCTGGCGAAGGTGGGCCCGTGAACGACCTGAGACTGGCCTTCGGCACGGGGACGGGGCGCTGCGGCAGTAAGAGCCTGCGGGTGCTCGCGCTGGCACAGCCGCGGTGTGGCCTGACCCACGAGCGGCTGCGCCTGCCGTGGGTAGGCGGGGATGTCCCCCTACGAGAGGCCGTGGCTCGCTGGAGAGAGGCGGCCCAGAGAGAGCGGCCAGCGGACGCCCTGTGGGAGGCCGGGGTGGAGGTGCGCGGCCCCTGGGATGAGGGGGAGAAGATCGTCGGCGACATCGGACCCTGGTACCTACCGCTGGTGTCCGTGCTGATCGAGGAGTACGGGGCTGCGGTGGTCCACCTGGAGCGCGACTGTGACGGGTTTGTGCAGTCTGTCATGTCGGGGACGGGCTGGCTGGCCGAGGTGCCTGATTTTCTGTCGCCACGGAGCCGGACAGCGACGATGTACTGGAGCCTGGTGCATACCCTGGCGCAGGAGTGGCAGAGGCGGTACCCAGGGGCCTTCCACATCTGGCCCACCCGGGATCTCAACTCGCAAGCCAAGCAGCGGGAGATGATGCGGTGGATAGGCGTAGCTGACCCAGTAGCCCTCGACCAGTACCCGGCTGCGGCCGAGAACCGGCTGGCACAGGTAGTGCCATGAGGAGCACGGGCAAAGCCATGAAGGACCTGACCCTCGGCATCAAGACCTTCGACCGGCCGGAGTGCTTGCGCAGCCTGCTGAAGAGCGTGCGGCACTTCTACCCCGAGCTACCGGTGCTTGTCGCCGATGACGGCCGGCAGTCGTCCGAGGGCCTGTGTGAGGAGTTTGGCGCCCGCTGCATCCGTATGGACTTCGACTCGGGGCTGTCCGCTGGCCGCAATCGCCTGGCGGACGAGGCTGACACGAAGTTCATCGCCATTGCTGAAGATGACTTCGTCTTCACAACGGCTACCAAGCTGGAACGCTTCTGCTCGGAGCTGGGGGACTATGACCTCCTCGGCGGCAGCCTGGTGAGGCCCAACGGCACCCTACAGCGGTACGAGGGCCTGATGGAGCAGGTAGGCGCTGAGTTGCACTTGTACCGGCCCAACCCCAGGCAGACCTGTCCCATGCACATCGTGCTCAACTGGATGGTGGCCCAGGTAGAGGTGCTGCGCGAGCTGCGGTGGTACGAGCCGCTGAAGATGATTGAGCACGAGGACTTCTTCTGGCGCTGCCGGCTGGCAGGGGTGCGCGTCGGGTACTGCCCCAGCGTCAGCTGCATCCACGACTCCAAACACCCGGTAGGCTACGCGGCCTTTCGCAATCGCTCGGCGCAATTCTGGGACATCGTCAAGCGCCGGTGGGGCTGGGAGCGGGTAGTATGGACGGTGGCGCAATGAGGATTCTCTGATGAGGATTCTCTGGTTGACTAACCACCGACCGGTCGGGACCATCGACTACTATGGCCCGCTCATGGAGGCGGTAGGCCGACGCACTGAGGTGACTGTGGTGCGCCGGCACTACGAAGAAACTGAGGGGGATTGGTGCCGGCAGGTCATGCTGTCCAAGCGGCCCTGCGTGCCCATCCTCGACATCAACCAGGCCAACGGCTGCGACGTGGTGGTGTGCGACGCGATGTACTCCTACATGACCGAGCCCTGGGAGCGCATCACCCGGCCCCTCAAGGCGGTGTTCCTGGGCGACATGCACGGCCAGATGGTGCAGGAGTACGCCGGCGCGGCCTGGGCCCGGTTCGGCTTCCGCCTGTTCCTACCGATCTACCGGGAGGGGATGCGGCGGTACCACCCCGACATCTGGGCTAGCTCGCAGGTGCAGATTGCCTGGTTTCCGTACTGGGTTGATCAGGCGGTATACCGGGACTACGAGTTGCCGCGCGACGTGGCTTGCCTCACGACTGGTACCAGCCACCCGGTAGTCTACGCCCTCCGCGACCGGATCCACCGTGCCATGACTGGCTTCGATGGGTACAAGTGCCTTCCGAAACCAGTGGAAAAACCCGGGTCGACTGAGGTCTGGCCGCTGGGAGAGGCCTACGCCCGCGAGCTTGGGCGAGCCCGCATGGCCTTTGCCTGCACCTCCGTCTACAGTTACCCGGTCACCAAGCTCTACGAGATATGTGCCTGTCGGACGGCCTTGGCCTGCGACTGGATCGACGAGATGGGCGACCTGGGGTGGCAGCCGGACGTGAACATGGTACCTTTGTCACTGAACGACCTAAACCTGCGGGGCACCGTCGAGAAGTGGCTGGCGCAGCCGGACCGGCTCCAGGCCATCGCCGACGCCGGGTATCAGCTGGTGCATGAGCGCTACGGGGTAGAGCAGCGGGCCGGTGAGCTACTGGGCGTCCTTGAGAAGGCCCTGGAAGGAAGCGTGACGTGAACGGCAAGATCCTGGTCACGGGGAGCGCCGGCTTCATCGGCCGCGCCCTCATGTGGCGCCTCGCGGGCCCCGCCATACCCTATGACGTGGCTGACGACCGACATCAGGACGTGCGCACCCTGGCCGTGCTTCATGCCATGCGCCGCTGCGAGGCCGTCATTCACCTCGCCGGGGAGACTGGCGCGCGGGACTGCAATGCCCACCCGGGCCGGGCGCAGAGCACCAACGACACGGGCACCTTCAACGTCCTGCGGGCAGCGAATGCGGCTCGCATCGGCCGGGTGATCGTCGCCTCGGCCGCCTCCGTCGAGCGCTGTGCCTCAGTCTACGGCTGGAGCCTATACGTTGCGGAGCAGTGGTGCCAGATGGCGCGTGAGCTGTGGGGGCTTGAGGTAACAGTGCTGCGGCTGGCAAACGTGTACGGGCCGGGGTCATTGTACAAGACCTCGGTGATCGCCAAGTGGATGAAGCAACTACTGTTACGGCAGCCCATGAACCTCAAGGTCTGGGGTGGGTTCCAGTTGCGCGACTTCACCTACGTCGATGATGTGGCAGAGGTCATCGAGCGGCGCCTGCATGACCCACTGGCGTGGGACGACGAACCCTGGCACTACGTTGGCACTAATACCCTGACGAGCACGCTCGACTTGGCGCAACTGCTGCTCGCCACGGGCCGAAAGGCAGGTGCTACCTGCTGCAACATCGGCGTCCAGGTCGAGCACGGCCCTGAGGAGCGGCAGCCAGTCCTGCCCGTCCACCGGGACGCCCGGTTCGCCTGCACCACCGCCCTTGAGGACGGGCTGGTGCGAACCTGGGAGTACTTCATGGCCCACGCGGCAGAGCTGCAGGCCGGGATGGCGGCGTAATGGACCGGACGACCTTCGTAGTCAAGACGCTGGAGCGCCCGGAGGAGCTGGCGCGGCTGCTGCGCAGCCTACGCTCCCTCTACCCGAACGCCAGGGCCCTGGTGGCTGACGACGCCCGCGACCATGCCCGGGTGCAGGACGTCTGCAGCGTATTTGATGCCCGGCTACTCGAGCTGCCGCATGACGTAGGGCTGTCAGTCGGCCGAAACACACTCCTGGCCGAGGTTGAGACCGAGACCTTCGTGCTGCTGGATGACGACTTCGTGATGATCCCGGGCACCCGCGTGGAGCCCCTGGTGCGGATGGTAGAGGAGGGCCTGTTCGACATCGCCGGCGGCCTGGTGCTCCATGACGGCAGCCCAGCCCACTTCGAGGGCCGCATGCGCCTGGTCGATGGGGTACTACGGCTGTCGCCACTGCGTAGCCTGGACGGGTGCCCCATCGACGTGGACATCTGCTGGAACTTCTGGGTCGGGCGGGCAGAGGCAGTGCGCCGAGTGCTGTGGGACGAGCGCCTGAAGGTCTGCGAGCACCATGACTTCTTCCTGCGCTGCCGCAGTAACGGCTTCCCGATCTACGACGGCAGGGCGACGCGGGCCGACCTGCGAGTCGGCTACTACCCAGGGACGCTGATCAACCACATCCCTGGCAGCAACCCGGCCTACGCACCCTACCGCCACAAGCGCAACGGCGAGTTCTGGAGCCTGGTGAAGGCCAAGTACGGCATCCGCGAGGTGAAGGGCTCTCTCACTTAGGAGGTCACTGCGATGGCTGACGGCAATCGAGCGCAACGGCATCCACGGCCCGGGGAACCGGGGGTGAGACCGGTAGCTGTGCTGCCGGCGCCTGCTGTGCTACGGCATCCACTGCCAACGGCTGCGCCTGGGGCCCGCGTCGTTGTTGACGTGATGCAGGAGGGCCTGACGGCGGTGATGCAGATTTCCGGCGGCCGCGACGGGCAGCACCGACAGCTCCTTCTGCTACGGGCGCTGGAGTCGGAGATGCGTCAGACCATGGCGTTCGCGCAGCGGGTGCGCGACCTGATGGAGCAAGACGAGGACGCCAGGGCCCTGATCCAGGGGTACCTGGAGGCCCGGGAAGCCGAGGAGAACGAGGCACGGGAGAAGGCTGCGGCCGAGGCCCGGCAGCGGGTAGTAGCCGCAACCGAGGGTGACATGGCCGTGGCGACCCGTGCCGCCGCAGCCGCAAACGCCGTGAAGGCAAGCGGAGGCTGAGATGGCCCTGGTCGTCGAAGATGGAACGGTTGTCACGGGGGCGGACAGCTACCTGGCCCGCGCAGACGCAACCGCCTACTGGGCGAATCACGGTAGCCCGGCCGCCTGGACTGGGGCATCGGATGCAGCCAAGGACGCCGCCCTGCGGTATGCGACCCAGTGGGTGGATGAACACTTCCTCTGGGGCGGGCTCATCTATACTACCGACCAGGTGCTCGACTGGCCGCGGCAGAGTTGCTACGACGACGAGGGCCGGCTGATCTCCGACACCACAATTCCCTGGCAGGTGAAGGCAGCAGTGGCAGAGATGGCCAAGGCCCACATCGACGCCGCACTCAATGCCAGCCTCGCCAGGGGAGGTGGGGTCAAGTCGGAAAAGGTGGACGTGATCGAGGTGGTCTACCTGGACTGGGCTTCCCCGGAAGCCGACTTCCCTTACGTGAAGCGCCTCCTTGAGCCCTTGTCAGTGAGCGGCGACGGCAGTATTGTGCCAGTGACGAGGGTGGCATGAGTACGGCCTTCTATACCGGGCTGCGGGCGAAGGCAGGCGCCTTAATCCAGAGCAAGGGCAAGGCGGTGACGCTGCGGGTCCAGACGACGACGGCCCCCATTAAGGCCTACCGCCCGGTCGTGACGAACACGGACTACGCTGCCAGGGCCGTGGTGACGGAGTTCCAAGCACAGGAGATCGACGGGACGCTGGTGCAGTCGGGGGACCGGAAGTACCTGATCGCAGCCGAGGGCCTGACGGTAACGCCCACACCCTCCTGCCGGGTCGTAGACGGGGCGGAGATCCTGGAGGTGCTGAGCGTCACCCGGACCTCCCCTGGAGGGGTAGACGTGATCTACTCGGCCCACTGCCGGCCAACCGGAGGTGGCTCGTGAGCGTCTGTAGTGCCCTGTACAGGCTGAGCGGCCTTGTTGGGGTGGGGATTCCTCCCTGGGGGGGCGCACTACGGCATCAGGGCCCTGGCTGTCCCTGGTGAGGTCTGGAGAAAGAGGGTGACCCGTGCAGGATGACTTCCAGAGCTTCAGCCTGGAGATTTCCAGCTGGGGGGACCTGCTTGGGGACCAGGTCCAGAAGGTCAAGTGCAAGATCGCTCTGGATATACTGCGGGGGGTGGTTGGGATGACGCCAGTGAAGATCGGGACGGCCCGGGGTAACTGGCAAGTCACGAACGGGGACAGGCCCAGGGTGGGAATCACGTTGCCAGACAAAGACGGCAATAGGACGATACTGCGAGGTGCTGCAGTCATCGGGAGGGTGGGTGTGGGTGAATCCATCTGGATCCACAACAACCTGCCCTACATTGGCGCCCTTGAGCGCGGGCACTCAGGGCGGGCTCCGCATGGGATGCTACGGGTCACGCTGAACAGCGTAGAGGGGATGTTCCGGTGAGCTTCACAGCGACCTACCAGGCTATCATGGACCGGTTCGTCGTCCAGTGGGCAACCCTACAGCCCGCGGTGCGAGTGGCCTATCCCAACATGGCATTCACCCCGACGCCAGGAACTGCATGGGTCCGGGTGACCGTGGTCCCCGATCCCCACAGTCAGCAGGCCGCCATAGGTGGGACGCGGCTGTGGAGGAACAGGGGACTGGTGATCGTGCAGGTCTTCACGCCGCAAGGTGCGGGTGATGAGGCAGCCCTGGCGCTAGGAGATAGCGTCACGACAGCCATGAGGGGAGTCACCATCTCTGGTCTGCGCCTGAAGGCTACTGGCCTTCTCCGGGTGGGCAACGACCAGCAGTGGCTCCAGTACAACGCAGAAACGCCCTACGAGTACGACGACGTGACTGCGTGATGGACGGGGTCGGGTCCTCCTGCGAAGGGACAGCCTGCGCGACACCGGAGTCCTTTCACTTAGTCGCCTCCCGACCGGAGGCATTACCAGGAGGCTGTGATGTCTGACTCTAACCGCATCCAGGTCTCCTTCCTTCGGGAGGCAGACTGGGGCACGACGCCGGCCGCGGCGTTTACCGAACTGCTCCTCACGGGTGGCACCATGGCCCACGCCTTGGAGACAATCCGTTCGGCACAGATCCGCAGCGACGCGCAGGCCGCCGATATGAAGCGCGTCGGCGCGGACGCGAACGCAACCTACAACGTGGAGTGGAGCGCTGGGGCCTTCGACGAGCTGCTGCGCGGTGGCATCCGCGCCGACGCCGACTGGAGCGCTGCCGTCAACATCTCGGGCACGGACATCGCCTTCGTGTCCAGCGGTAACTACATCACCAGCACCGTCACGGACCTGACGACCGGCGTCACCAAGGGCCAGTGGGTCTACGTCGGTGGCTCGCCGGCCAACGCTGGCTGGTGGAAGGTGACGGCGCTCTCCACCTACTCCCTGACAGTGACGGGCGGGACGCTGACCGACGAGGGCAGCGGGGCGACGATCACGCTCAAGTCCAGCCAGATCCGCAACGGGACGAACACGCCCAGCTACTCGCTGCAGGAGGAGTTCCTGGACCTGACGAACCGGCTGTTCCTCATCACCGGGGCCAGGATCGGCAACTGGGGGATAACGATTTCTCCCAAGGCCATCATCAACGGCACCTTCGGGTTCCAGGGCAAGAGCATCGCCCAGGCAGCCGCGAAAGCCGGCAACGGCAGTGTGACAGCATCGGCTGGCAACGACGTCATGAGCGAGGTGGACGCCTTCACGGACGTCTGGATCGACAACACAGCGGTGGCTTGGGACGTGTTTCAGGCCTCGCTGTCCGTGGCCACGGCCACCCGTCCACAGACCCAGCTTGGCCAGCTAGCCAAGCGGGGGATTGGCCTTGGCACCCTGAGCCTGACCGGGAACATCGAGACCTACCTCGATGACGACTCCTGGGCGGTGCTGGGGGATATGCTGGCCTTCACCAAGTTCCCCCTGGCTTTCGCGCTCTCGGACGGCAACGGCAACCGGTACCACATCGAGCTGCCGCAGGTGGCCCTGAGCGGGGAGCCTGGGGACATTCCGGGCATCGACACGGACAAGATGCTGGCCTTCGACTTCGCCGCGGATGCGGGCGGCTCCTTCGGCGCCACGTCCCTGGAGAAGACCATCCAGATCTGCCGGGTCGTGGCATAGTGCCTGCGGCGGGGTCTTTGGGGACGGCCTACGTAGGGGGCTGAAACCGGAGGCTCCGCGGCTCCGCAGGGTAGTCCTGCGGGCCTCTGGGGGCCGGGATGGGGCATCGCAGGGCCTCCCCGGCCCCCTCAACCTGCGAAGGGGCGAGAGCCATGAAAGACGTGAAGCGCAGTCCGCTGTACAGCCAGTTCAAGACGGACCAGACGGTCGAAGCCGAGGGCGTCTGGGTCCGCGATGTCGTGCCGGGAGTGCATGTGAAGGTTGCCCGGCTGACGAGTCCGAAGTACCGCGAGGTGGTGCGCCGGCTGCAGCGCCCCCTACAGGCACAGATCGACCGGGGCACGTTGTCCCCGGAGCAGGATACTGAACTGCTGGTGCGGGCGATGGCAGAGGCGACGATCACGGACTGGGAGGGAGTGACGGACGAGGACGGCAACGCACTCGAGCCGACGCTGCCGAACAAGATGAAGGTCCTGCGCGAGCTCCCAGACTTCCGATCCTACGTGTTCGAGCTGTCGCGCACCCTGGAAGTCTACCGGGCCGAGGCCCTTGAGGAGGCGGCAAAAAACTCGTCGCCGTCCTCCACTGGCAGCTCGAGTGGGGGGCGCTCCCCGAAGCCCGGCGCCGGCAGTACGACCGCCGAGTAGAGCAGGGCAGGCCGACGCCGTTCATGGACGAACGGCCGATGCTGCGAAACGACCTTCACCCGGTATGGGAAGCATGGCAAACCCTGACGCTCTCCAGGCCGATCATCGGGACGGGGTTTGGCGCCGCGCCCGGGCCGATTCCCTTCGAGGCAATCGACCGCTACGCCGAGAGATTCCGCTGGACGGGTGACGGAGACTTCGAGGACCTGCTGGCCATGCTGCGAGCTCTTGATGCGGAGTACCTGAAGCACACTGCTGAGAAGGCCCCGGAGAAGCCGAACAAGAAGGGCAAGACCAGCAAGGGCAACAGGAAGCGAGACCCGGAATGAGCGAAGCCACCTTCGGTGTCAAGATCGTTGACCGCACCCGTGCGGGCGCCCTTGCTGCAGGGAGGTCCTTTGACGAGCTGCGGCGCAAGGCGGGAGAGACAGGCAAGGCCGTCGGTTTGCTTGATGGGACCTTCACCAAGTTGGGTGCCGCCCTGGGTGCCTACGTCGGCTTCCGGGCCATCAAAGGCCAGTTCACTGAGGCGGCACGCGCCGCCCTCGACTTCGGCGCAGCCATGTCGGAGGTGTCCACGTTGCTCAAGGACACCTCAGGCATGGCTGCCCTCACGACCAATGTGCGCGCTCTCACCCGTGAGTTCGGTGGCGACCACGTCACCGAGGCGAAGGCTCTCTACCAGATCATCAGCGCCGGGGCAACCGATGCCGCTCAGGCAACCGACCTGCTACGCGTCAGCAACCAGCTAGCGCTGGGCGGTGTTACCGACGTAGCCACGGCGGCCGACGGGCTGACGACCATCCTGAACGCCTGGAAGACCGAGGCCGGAAGCGCTACACAGGTCTCTGACAAGCTGTTCGCCTCAATGCGAATGGGGAAAACCACGGTAGGGGAGCTGTCGCAGGGTATTTCCTACGTGGCCAGCATAGCGGCGCAGACAGGCATTAGCCTTGATGAAGTGCTGGCCGCTACCGTCGCCCTCACCCTGCAAGGCGTGCCCACCACGCGCGCCATGCGCGGCCTGGGGCAAGTAGTGTCAGCCATGGTCAAGCCGTCATCCGAGGCGGCAGAGGAGTCAGAGCGGCTAGGGTTTGTTTTCAACGCCGAGGCGTTGAAGGCAAAGGGCCTGACGGGGATGCTGGACGAGGTTGCACGTGCTACGGCGGGTAGCGCCGAGTCGCAGGCCCTGTTGTTCGGCGGCGTGGAGGCCCTTGGCCCGATCATGGCCCTTACCGGCAAGGGGGGCGATGATTTCGCCTCGGCACTGGACGGCATTGCGCAGAGCGCAGGCGAGGCGGGTATCGCTGTGGCCAAGATGATGGAGGACTCGGCTACCAAGCTCAAGCAGCTCAAGGCCAACTGGGAGGACCTGCAGATCACGGCGGGGGCGGCTATACTGCGCCTGAGCGAGGGGCCGGTATCCAGCCTGACGGCAAGCCTGACTACGCT